CTAATTAGCTCTCGGCCTGCCCCTTTTTACTTTTGTGGTGAGTATATCGTGTGCAAGACGTGGGTGGTATAAAGCCTTGCCTTGTGTGCCCTGGTTGATCGATACAAGCTTGTCCCTGATGGTTGTCACAGATAAGTTGTATTTTTGAGCCAGGTACGAAGCAGAAACCAACTCCACTTCGACTTCTTTTAACTCCTTCACTATTGCTCCGCCGATTTGCTGGCCCAGCATGATTTGCGGAGGTCGCTCAGCTTCAACAATGATGGTATAGCGAGCCATTTAAGCCACCTCCTTTACCTTAGATTGACTTAACCTCTCCATGTGGCCTCCTTAAATTTTGCATTGGCCAGCAGTGCTTCAATTTCAAACAGGCCTACATTGGTAAAGATATGATTCATCTTGCAGCCAAAGACGGTCAGGGTGCGGGTGATAGATGAGTATGTATATTTCATAGTGATACCGCCGTATATCTATTATGGAATTTGCCACCCCGAAGGGCGACATGGCCCTTATTCACTGATCTCTGCATAGCGACGGTCATAAGCTTCATTGATCCGCGCCGTATCATCGTCTGGAAGGCTATTGATTGCCGGATCACTCATGATGTCATTCAGACGGTCTATATTTTGGGCAGCATCAATATGGGCTATATAGGAATCCACCAGACTTACCGCATCAGCGAAAATATCCTGCTGTGACAGCACTTCTTTGCGCTGTGCGTAGAGACTCAACAGCTCGTTATAATCTTCCACCGTCATTTTGGCCTTATGGTTTTTAATACTCTGAGCTGTTTCAGTCTCTAGCTGATGCACATCCTGAGTATCTGCAATCATTCGTTCCAGTCCTGCCCGGGTAGAAGTGCTCTTGATCTTGTCTACTGGTGCCTGTCCTTGCTGATAAACACCTTCCTCATCAAGACGCTGTTTGACGTAAGCCAATAAGTAATTTCTGTCGACCTCGGTTAATTTGCTTTCCTTCTCGATCTGACTTTTTAAACCATTAATGGAGCTGGCCTGAACGGTACTGGTGAGTGTCTTCATATAGCTCTTTTTAATTTCAGCAGACTTGTTTACATCGACCTGAGCAGTTTCTGATGTTTTATTTTGCTGGATCAAGTTCTCTGCTTCTTGCTGTAGCCGTTTAAGATCTTCCACAGTCAACTCCGCATCTACAACTTCATTCTCTGTAGAATTCTGGACATTTTCAGTTTCAACGATTTTTGGCTGTTTACGTGCACGTGGTTTCTTTTCTTCCTGAACTGGCTGTTGCTCGGCTTGCTGTTGTACAGGTGCTTCTTTAACGACATTAGCCTTAAGGTCAGAGGTAGTCACCGGTGAGGTCTGCTGTACTGGTTCTGGCGTCACATCAATAATGGCGTCCTGTTCTTCTTCCTGAGTCCGAATACCCATTAACACTTCTGGTGCGTAGATCCGGCCAAAGAATGATGCAGCACGATAACGCAGCATCTGTTCAGGCATGGTTTGCCATTTAGATCCGTTCTTTTGATACCAGCCTTCTTTCACTGCCATTTCCATTGAGATTTCAGCAGATTCAAGGCGCTCACCTGTGGCTGTTTCAATGGCCCATGCTTTACAGGTGATATTGCGTAGCTTGACAGTATGGACTTTTTCTTCTGGCAGACTCTTGCGGGCGCGCTCATTCCACTTCCATTCCTTGGTGGTATAGGTCACTTCCACTTCACCACGGTCTTCCATTTCAAAGCGCAGCGGTGAGTACTTGCCAGAGGTATTAATTGCCCCGATCACGAACTGTGATGACCAGGCTGGACGACCTTCTACAATATAAAGGTTCTGCATAATCATCAGCGGATCGGCACCCATGCGGTTTGCCATATTCAGGGCAATGACACAGTTGGCCAGACCATTCGGGTTAGGTTCACTACGGTACAGCCAGTTTCCATTCTGGTCTTTACCGTCTTTGATCTTTAGCGTATCGCGGTAAACTTCCGGTACCATGGTTGAGGCGGCAAGCATTTTGGCAATACGTTGTGCCAGTTCAAAACCTTCCAGTGAAGTCAAACTGACTTCAACAGGTCTAGGTGCTGCTACAGCAGTCTGACGTGAGGTACGGATCTGTTCAGCAGTCATTACTTGAGAAGTCATTGTTTTAATCCTTATAAAAATTATTTGCGAAATTTGCAGGTGTGATAAACAGGGCAATATTTGTCGTGACACATCATTGATTTTGAGTTGCCATAAAATACGCCGTGCTTAATGAGTTTTGCTGCGTGGTGCAGTAGTCCAGGTTCTTCTTCAGTACCTAGAAGTACCTCTGCAGGTGAGTCGATTTCACCGATACCGACGTGCTGTCCTTTATCTGTTTTTCCGGTAGTCAGGCCATAGATACGGGCAGGGGCCAGTACCGGTTCTTGCAGTGCATGACTGGCCAATACGGTATAAATCCCCATTTGTGGTGCATGGCCTACGGTTTTGACTGTACCGTCTGAAGCCACAGCATTCTTGCCAGATTTAAGGTCACCAATGCCCAGTTCACCCTCATTATTTTCATAGATGCGGTCAATGGTGCCTGTAAGCTCAATACCCAGATCAGCAAGGATGAGAGATTCACAGCGCACTTCCACACCTATAAATTTTTGAGTTGGCGCAATATGAGTGATGTACTTTTGCATTAAAGAATGACCAATTGCCTCAGCAGCATTTTGGTCCAGGTCAGACCAATCTACTTCTTCACCTGGCTGCCAGATCTGGTGATGCAGGATCTCGCGGCATTCTTCCAGGGTGACGTCTTCTCCGATCAGGTTCAGATAGTCCCACTGGGTCACTGCTTCATGAACTGCTGTACCTAAGCGTGTGCGTGCACCGGCTGGAGTGCGTTTGTTTAAAAGATTCTTGGCTTCCCAGCGTGCCGGACAGTCAAACAGGTCGGACAGGGAACTGGCCCGGATTGGGATAATTTTTTCTGGATTTACGGCTGCATTCATAATCTTTCACCCTTAATCACGATGTGAACAGGGCCTTCACGAAAGCTTCCAATACACGTCATTGTTCCATCCAATTGCTGACGCTCCTCTAAGGAAAGATTGCGCCATTTAGCAATTATCCAATCGCCTTTAACCAGACCAATTGGCATATCCCGAGCCATAGATCCATGACTATAACCATTCTCATTACACCATGCGCATGCTGCGTAGTAGGCTTGAAAGTCACCTTCTTGCGTGAATGTAATAACGGTATCTGAATTAATATTTTGCTTATTCAATTCCATTATTTAACCCCCTCAACGTGCTCTTTCTCAGAGAACTTCGCGTTATAGGCATGGGCTTGGACTGCCTGAGTTTCAGCTTCATTCGCACAGCTACGCAGCATGCACACCAGTGCAAAGACTGAACTGGCAATAAGTAAAATGGCGCAGATGTTAGAGAAGACTGAACCGGGCTTGCTTTGCATTTCTTCAGCCGTGGGTTCTTGAAAAAGAATCTGGGTGGTTTGACTCTTTGGGTGATGTTGTTTCATAATTTACTTACTCACAGTAGTAGTGTGGGTCACGCTCCAGGTAGTTCGCGCTACGCTGGAGTTTTGTTATCTGCAAAACAAATATCGCATTTCCGATATTTGTAGTCAATAGGAAAGCCGATATTAATATGGGAAAACCGATATTTTTATTTTGAATTAGGCTTCAATAGATAAAAGAAAACCCGATATAGAGTCGGGTTAGTGATACTTTGCTTTGTTATTACATGCCTTGCCATGGTTGGCCTTGAACCTAGTGTAGTAGGGCAATATTTCAGTAGTAAGAAACACTTAGCATTGGATATTATCTATAGATTTGTAGTGATCCAATACTATATCCATATCAGCCAGAACTACGGGTTCACTGTATTGGTCTGGTGATAGCTTAAGTAAATTAGGCATATAGTTCTTTTCATACTCACCCGGATAATTCCTGCATAAAATCTTTATCCGTACATCTTGAGTGGTGAACTCTGAATCGAATTTTTCTCGGTAATTGCTAAGAATATTCTCTGAGTGCTCAAAAGCTGTCTCGGTTGTTATTGGATCTATATCTGCAATTGGTTGCTCCTGGCAGCCAGTGAGAGCTAAAGACAAGAGTAGGGTAGTCAAAGTTATTGTTTTCATAAGTCAATTTTATTGTTATTAGGCTTTGAATTATAAGCGAGTTTATAAAAAAGAAAACCCACCGATGGGGTGGGCTAAAAATCGCTAATTCATCCAATTTTTGTATTTTTCCAACATTACTTCAAATGTATGTAATTGATGTTTTAGCTCCTCATGTATGGCTATGTTTTTAAACAACAAAATATTAAGTCCTAATAATTCAAACGATAATAATTTATTCGCATTGTTTTGAAAAGAACTAAAATCAATCGTGAAATTTCCTTCATAACTAGAAAACCAATCTATTTCAAGAGCGGAATCATCTTTGAGGTCATCAAATATCCAATTTACATAACTATATTGTAGATAATTTCTTATTTTTGAATAGTTTTCATGGTTATTATTATTGATGAAATTAACTAATCCATTGTTTATACTCGAACCTGTAGTATTTTTTAAAATATTTGAAAATAGTGTCCAAAACTGCTTGTGACTTAATTTTGTATTTCCAATATTAAATATTCTCGATTCTAAGTTAGTAGCTTTTTTGTGGAATAGATCAATAATGAAATACTCATCTTTATTTCCAGTAGTTCTTATTGGGTTATGCGAATACCATACACCCAATAAAATACAAATAGATTTAGCTAAAAGCATATTTACTAAATATGCAGAAACTTCAGAATAGGTTAATTGACCATTTGAAATATCCCTAATAATGCTTCTTAAGATGGCTAAAGCTTTTTGTGTAGAGAGAATAGATTCTCGCAGAATCTGGTTGTGTAAATACAAGTAATTAAAAGGTGCGGTTTCACTCCCAGTCTGGGGTAGTGTGTGATTAATACTGATAAGGCTGTTCTCTACATCCTCAGAATGCATTAATTCATCATCTTGAATGTAAATAGCTTTCCATTTATTGGTTATTTGATCAATTGATCTAACTGTCAATCGATCAAAATACACTTTTTCTAATACACTTTTAGCCATATTAGAGTTTTAAAATACCTTCTTCACTTGTTACTTCTTGAGTACGTGAGACTAGTACTGTTCTAAAATCAGAACCTACTGCATTTTCTGCAGCTACTCCTGTTCCATATTGATCCCAATGAGTAAAATTATAATCCTCAATCCTTGTTAAAACTTTTACAATATCATCTGTTCTAAATGTCCCAAACTCACTTCTAGTGAGGGAAAATACTGTATCGAAAGTATTAATTGCTGCACCAAAACCGAGAGTTGACATAAAACGTTGATTTTTAGAGGTGAACTGTTCAGGAAAAACAATTTTTAATGCAGAAAAATAATTATTAAGGATTTTTACTTTTTCTAGTTGGGAAAAGTTAGTCCCTAAGGTTCCTTTGTTCTCTGTAAGTAAAGGACTAATTTTTCGAACAAAGTTATTTAAAGATATTTCACCTTTTTTAGGTGAACGAGCGAAAATAATTCGATCATAAAAAACAGACTCTGAATCTTTGGTTAATGTTCTAGCTACTTCAACAGCTATTTCTTTTGCTTGATCAGCGGATGTTTTTTTGGGTGGAAGTCTATTTAGTAAATCATAATATAAAGAAGTCGGTACGCCTTTAGCTTCTTTATTAATAGTTACAAATTGAATGATTTGCTCATCTTCATTCAAGTTTAAAAACGCAACCACTGGCAATTCAATGGTTACTGGTGCATCCTTTTGAGTAGCACTTAAATAGGCACCACGTAATCGATGTTGGCCATCAATTACCCAACCAGCATTTTCAATATTAGGAATTTTTAGAGTGTTTTTTGACTGGTCATATGTAGCGTTTTCAAGTGATACAATTAGAGCTGGAGAAACAATGCCTTTATTATTAATGAATTTTTTTAAATCTTCAGCACGTGTGTTTGAAAGAGCTCTTTGATAGCCTTCATCTTTATCAGCTACACGCTCATTAATTTTAAGAATATTCCATAAACTAATCGCATCAAGATTAAATTGATATAATTTACTTGAATGTTGAATAAGTTCCAAGCATGGGACTTCTATAAAATCTGTTTGTTCAGTCGAATGTATACTCATTTTATTATCTCATTACTAAAAGGGTCTCTCGCTACAGCACCAGCCATGGCTGGATCCATAATAGGTTTATCAATTTCTCGATACTTTAATAAACCTATTTCAGCATCATTTAATCTGTTTTTTGCTATTTCAAAATATGAAGCATCTAACTCAATACCAATAAATTTCTTATTTTCTAAAATTGCAGCAGCACCTGTTGATCCGGAACCCATAAATGGATCAAGAACAATACCTGTACTAGGGCAAAGTGCTTTTACTAGACGTTGTGCTAATGCAATAGGAAACTGACAAGGGTGAGCAGTTTTTTCCATATGGTTAGCTTTTACGTTTGGAATTGCCCAGACATCTCCAGGATTCTTTCCTAATGGATTTCCGCTGTATTCACCTTTTTTAGGACCTTTATAGTATTTTTTACCGGGATATTTTTGTTTAACACGTACTGCATCTAAATCAAAATAACCTTTTTCACCTTTAGTAAACCATAAAATTGTTTCATGTCTGCCACTAAATCGATTTCTACAGTTTGCGCCGTGTTCAAAAGTCCAGATAATACGATTTTTAAGCCTCATGTCAGGACAAACGCGTTTAAAAATTTCGTATACAATATAATCTAAAGGTACAATTTCATCTTTAATAACATGATGCCCTACTTGCCAACAAACAGATCCACCTTGTTTAGTTTTTTCACAAATTAACTTAATGACCGGTTCATTAATTTCAATGAAGCCTTCAAGAGTGGTGTGAATGTCATATGCCTTGCCTATACAGTAAGGTGGCGAGGTGATCGTAAGATCAATATGACCGTCTTCTAGAGTTTTCAAGATGTTTAGACAATCATCGTTGAATATTTCAAAAGTCATACTTGGTGCTTACCATGAATAAAATAACGAAGATTAAGGAACTAGGAGGATAGATCCATTGATACTTTAAAGCAAGTGGATAAGGCTTATTAATTAAACATCTTTTCAACCAAGTTTGATAAATTCTAAACATCATAAGTTCAAAGATTTTTTAGCCTATAAACACTGAAAAATTATTAAATATTTCAAATAATTTTCCCCTTAACTTAAGTAGTCAGACCCAAACCGCATATAACGGCTTTTACTAACTAATTCTTTCTAACTCTTGGTCTTGCGCGATAAACATACCGAACGCAGTCAACCACTTGACCCACAAAGAGACATTGATCATCCAATTCAATGATATTTGGCTTGAACTCTGGATTTAGAGCCTGAAGATATCTTTTTCCATTTGTCTCAATAACCAGTTTTTTGAAAGTAGCGTCATCACCGCGACGAACCACGATAATGTCACCAGACTGCATATCCCCATAATAGGCATCTGGATCTACAACGATGTAATCGCCTTCCATGAAATCAGGGAAGTTACTCAATCCCTGAACTTTAAGAAAAAAGCAGTTTGAGCATTCATCTGCTGGTAAGGGTAACCACTCCGTTACCTCACTCATATCTACTGCAGCAACATTAGTAAAACTACCAGCTTGAACCCACGATAGAACAGGGGCCATACGTGCTTTAACTGGCACGGCATTAGCGGACTCAACCTCTCCTGTAAGCCCTTTTTTAAGTTCTTCTGCAGTAACCCCAAGAGCATTAGCTAATTCCAAAATAAACCCAGTCGACTTGGCATTACCAGTTTCTAAATCAGAGATTACGGATTGCTTAACTCCTGACTTTTTAGCTAACTGTATTTGGGTCATTTTCTTCGCTTTGCGAATTTGTTTTAAATTCTCACCCAAAGTTGCCATGCATATTTCCTTGATTACTGATATCGGAATTGTGATACAAATACTTATCGGTTTGGCTATTGTTTAAATATCGGAAAACCTATATATTTGTTGAAAAGTATCGGAGGTTCTAATGAATCAATGGCAAACAATGATCTCTGATTTGCGAAAACAGGGATTAACGCAGACTCAAATCGCCAACGAAATTAAATGTTCTCAGAACTATGTAAGCAATCTGGAACACGGTATTTGCGGTAAGCGTCTTTCCTACGACAAGGGCAGAAGTCTTGAGAAGCTTTGGAAAAAAAATTGCTCACCGAAGACAGCCGCTTAAACCAATTATCAATCAATAAGCATTTCAAAGAAACGTGAACAAAAACAGGTATTCACATGATTCTAAAGAAAGAAACAAGAATAGCGATTCATCAGATGATTAATCAGTCTGAAGGATTTGATCCAAAGGATATCGCTCAAGTCACAGGCGATGCTCATAAGACGATTTGCAACTATGGCAATCCAAATATGGAAAACCACGACCCAAGTCTTAAGAAGTTTGAGGCGATCATGCTTTTGACTCAAAACCCAATAGTTCTGAGAGTCTGGGCGCATATGCTTGGTTTTGTACTTATGCCTGCAGGTGGAGAAGGTACACATCGTCAAATGACGATTGTGGAAGCATTACTTCAAATGAATTCTGAAACTGGAAAAGCCAATCAAAAGGTTTATGAGGTTTTAGAGGATGGGATGGTGACCCCGCAAGAATATGCAGAAGCGAGTGAGATTCTTAATCGCATTATTGAAAACGCTAAAGCAGCGGATATGGCTTTAAGCGAGCAAATGCATAAATTCACACAAAAAGAAAAAGCCTGACGGTTGAGGTCAGGCTTTTCCTATTCAAATGAGTTAGAGAAGCCAAATGAACAAAATCAATTTAACAGAACAGCTAGGTAATCACAAACCTATTGATCTCAAAGAAAATAACTCACCAGTCATTATTTTCAGATTCAGTTCCAGGTCGTCAGGTTGTAAGCCCAAGCGCCGCTTGGCTGAGCCGGTAGCACTGTTTGTTACGGAGGCTCCATGAACCATCAGTTTGATGCACTGCCCGAATATAAGCAGCTCCAGCAGGTGCAATCCTTCTACGAGCCGGCGCTACGCATATTAAACGAGCTGATCGAGCGCAATAAAGCCAACCTGCGTAAACGCGGCTATAACGAGGCCAATGCTGCACTGGCCCGGGACGAGTTCAGGGCGCAGATGTCCCGCCGTTTCAGAATCACGATGTACCTGTCGGCCCAGATCGAAAGCAGTCTGATGAGCGCCGGCAAAGTTAAATATTTCGGTGGATATATCCAGCCTGCTGATGCGGCTGGCCACCCTGAGGAAAAGGTGAAGCCATGAGCTTAGATGCAACCAACTGGGCCTGGAGAGTCGGACTGACCGAGAAGAAAGGCGGTAGTCGCATACCGCTGAAACGGCTCATCCTGCTCTCGCTGGCAGACCGCGCCGGTGAAGACCATTGCTGTTACCCCAGCATGCAGCGTCTTGAAAAAGACACCGGTCTTGAACGCAAGACTGTACTTAAGATTATTGCCGAGCTGCTAGAAGACCGGCTGATTGTCGATACCGGTGAGCGCAAGGGCAGTACCAGACGGGTAAAAGTCTATCGGTTAAATGGAGTCAATGGACGCGAAACCATGCCGAAAACGGCATCATTACAGGAAAAAAATTTATCTGAAATAGTCCCGGAAACGGAACAGTCCCAAAAACGGAATCATTCCGTTAACGGCATGTTGAATAGTGCCAATAACGGGACTTTGAATAGTGCCGTTAACGGGACACAGAATCTCCCAATGAATCTTTCAGAAGAATCTAAAAATAAAAAAGACTGGCTTTGCTTTAAAAAACTTCGTGAAGAAATTTTTCTGGCCGATGACAGCATCGATTTTGACACCCTCATGAACTCGAAGTGGTCTGAGCGGGAAAAGCGGGCCTTTGAAACCTACAACGTGGGCAAGAGCATGAGCTGTGATCTGATGATCTATCACTTTGCTGACTGGCTGATTAACGCCTACCGAACCAAGTATTCAAATCCGCAGCAAGCTGCACCTGTTAAACCGGCAGGTGCGGGAAGTCAGTCGAGTCAGCTTTCTGAAAAACAGATCCACACCTTCGCCCAGAAGCTCTCACAGCATCCTGAATTCTCAGGGCGTTTTAGCGAACCCGGTGAGTCATACGAAAAACTGGCCGCACGCATCGCCGTGAAACTGGCTGATCCGGTACAGGCGAAAAAATGGGAGCCTTACCTGAAACAGGTAGGATTTAACGGTGTACTAAGAGGAGATGCAGCTTGACTGAAGCAGATCGAACCTACATGCATTTGATGATCTTTAAAATCATGTCTTCACACAAAGGCCGTATCTCTATCAAACAAATTCATACTGCGATTGAACCCAATATGGAAATTTCAATCCGAAGCCTGCAGCGTTATCTAAACGGATTGGTTGAATGGGGATTAGTGGCCAAAGACGGAGAAATACCACAGGGGTCTACGTTAACCGAAACAGCAAAATTACTCTTCTTGGATTTAGCAAAGGGAATTGAGCATTGAAAGCTTATTCAATCGCTGAATATAAAAAGCAATTTGCACCACAGCAGGTAGATAAACCTAAGCAGAAACGCTCCAAATTCAACAATACGCGCATTGAATTGGATGGGATGACATTTGATAGTGTTAAGGAACATCGTCGCTATATCGAGCTTAAGGCGCGAATGCAAAGGGGTGAAATTCAAGATTTAAAATGTCAGGTCAAATTTGAACTGGCACCTAAAGTGAAAATCGCAGGTGAAAAGAAAGCCAAGCCTGCATTGCGGTACTTTGCTGATTTTACTTATTTAGAAAACGGAGTTTTGGTAGTCGAGGATGTGAAATCGGCTATCACGCGGAAATTGGCAAGTTATCGTAACAAAAAACATTTGATGAAGACTGTACACAATATTGACCTCAAGGAGGTTTAGAGTGACTTCGCTATCTAAGATATGCAAGAAATGCGGACAGGAAAAATTGCTCGAAAATTTTGCTCAAAACGCGCAATGCAAAGATGGGCATATTGGTAGTTGCAAAGAATGTGTGCAAAAAAGTTTGAAGAAAAACTGTACATGTATCGTTTGTGGTACGGGGTTTTATGCATCACCAAAACGAATTTCAAATGGCTATGGGAAATACTGCTCAGACTTCTGCAAAAGCTCAGGAAGTCAGAATCCAAGATACATAGTAAATGATGTTAATTGTAAAAGATGTGGAATACCTTTCCACGTCAAACCAAGCCAGCAGAAATCAGGCAAGGGGCGGGCTTATTGCTCGAAAGAGTGCAGATCTCTGGATACTAGGAGTTTGGTCAAGTGCGGGTGGTGTAACTCTGAATTTGAAGTTCAAGCATCCAAAGTGGATAAGCAAAAATATTGTGGAACCGAGTGTTCAAAAAAAGCAGTTTTAAATAATCCGAGACTAGCCCCTACAAGCACAAAGCTGAATTGTACTTGTAGGACATGTGAAAAACCTTTTTACACAAAACCATCGGAACTTAAAAGGGGTAGAGGGATAGGGACTTATTGCTCTGTTGAGTGTATGACGGGAAGTAGAAAAGCCAAACGAATAGATGGTGTGGTTACGTCTTACTTGGAAGAGATGTTTCTGAATCAGTTAACAGAAAACAACCTCATTAACGGGATGCAAAGAGAGTTTGTTTTTCGCCCAGATAGAAAATGGCGTTTTGATTTTGCATGGCTTAAGGAAATGGTTGCAGTTGAAATTCAGGGTGGGATTTGGCTCGGTAAATCAGGAGGGCATACATCCAAAAAGGGATTTGATAATGACTGCGAAAAAAGGAATGAGGCGGTAATTGATGGGTGGAGAATTTTACATTTTACCGCAGACCAGGTTCGTTCAGGTTATGCGTTAGATGTTATTAAGCGATTATTTCGGTTTAGTACAGAGCAAGTGAAAAGCGGTTTGGCGGTTCGGCAGATTGAAAGGTTATTAGGGGGCTTTAAGTGATGAATGCAGCAGTAACAATTATGCAAACAACGGATTGGACACGTTTTAGTACTGAGGACTGGTTCCGTCAATTTGGTGCCTGGATGAATGGCAATACTGAAGTTAAGCGGCTGGTCTACAAGTCATTGCCCACGCGTAAATTGAATCAAAAGCAACGTGAACAGCTTATTGCAAAATACATGAATGATGAAAGCTTTAGAGAACCAGTTGTACGCCGTGGAGTGACCTGTCAAATAAGCGATAATGAGGCAAGAGCATTTCAACGAATAATTTTAGATATACGGCAGATTGAGAGTGAACCATTACAAGAGTGGATGGATGTAGTTTGGGCACGCTTTGTTATGAATGAGTCAGTAAGAGAAATTGCTACCAATAGAGAAACGTCAATTATCCAGATCCAACAAGATACCAAGTGTGGATTAGCCTTTATCTCTGGCCGCTACCCTAATCTTATTTCTGGTTTACTCAAAAAGTAGTGCTTGCTTGTATATACGGGTTATGGCATATTTGTGATAACTTGGCGAATTTGTATATAATCGCCATTAAATAAAGCTCGCATTTGCGGGCTTTTTTAATATTAAAAAAACTTAACATTCGGGTATTACAAAAGATACTTTAAGCAATTTTAAGTGGGCTAAATTAGAAATAGGTTTATATGTTTTTAAAAAACAAACGAATATTCCTTACCAAGACTTGCTTCTAATCAATAAAGTCTAAGAGAGGTTCTTATGTTAGCTCGGTCAACCTATTACATCGGTGGTTTGTATAACGGCCAGATGGTAGAGCCATCGCATTTAGGCTCGGAAGAGATCCTCAAATTTATTGAAGAGTTTACGGCGCAGGATAAAGAGACCCTGCTATATAAAAGAGTTCAAATCAATAAGGAGGGTACGATTAAATCTTTTTACTTGCTGGAAGGCGCAGAACCGGCCGATTATAAAGAATTAATCTTAAATATCTGGTCAAATGTACCAGTAGATGTGTATGGTATCTAAAATCAATGCAAATGGATTAGACATTGAAAACTATTATCAAAAATTATCAGCGCCTTGCTCAAGAAACCTATGTGAAGGTATATAGAGAATACGGGTTTAGTACTAATGGTTTAAAGGACTTAAATCTTTTACTCACCGAATTGAAATTTAAAACTAAAAGTAAAGAAATTAAGATTCCTCTTACTCGAAGCTATTTAAAAACGTTAAAACCTATAGAAAGATGGGGTATAGAAGCACGGATAGATTTCAGTGTAATACCTGATCGGGAGCTTACCCAAAGTTTTATTAATTGGTATGTAAACCTGATTGAAACTATATTTACACAAAAAGAAAAAACCTTTCCTCTAGCGGATGAAAAAGAGGAAGGCTATCAAGATATTGTGAACTACTTTAAAAGAAAGAACTCTTCAGTAAAAGCTAGATCTGATAACCTTTATAAAAAAGTGCATAAGAGAACACAACAGCTAAAAGCAGAGTGATGATTCACTATTTACTAAATACCCACCGTGAAGTTCCAAAATATGAAAAAATTTATTGCTTCAGGATTTTTACTGACGGTTCTCTGTGCATGTTCAAATTACCAGTCGGACGTTGATTACGTATTTGAACAAAAGAAAGGTACTCAAGAACAGCCACAGGATACGCTTTATGAGTGTCTGCCGCTTCGGGCCAAAGAGCTTGTAGGACGAACTGATTTAAGTGAGCAGGAAATCAAGAAGATGACTAATTCAGAGATACTTCGCTATGCCAAGTTAGGTGAGGTTGTTACAGAAGATTATCGTCCAAACCGTATTACAATAATCATAGGTTCAAATACTAAAAAGATTATTGATGCTTCATGTGGTTAAATAATTCTATAAGAGCTTTTAATATTACTTAACTTTTTGAATCATAAACTCTACTGTGTAAATGGGAATTATTTCTTATAGTAAATATTCTTCTTGGCATATTTTATATGTTGAAAGAACACTTGGTAACTTCCCCTTAATCCTGCTTCTCTCTCCAGTAAAGCAGGATTTTTTTATATATATAGAATCTCCTGAAGAAAAGAGATAATTTTTTTAAGCGTACTGGTTGAACATTATATTAGCTATTCATATTGAGATACTTAAAGAGAAATGCTATTAATGTCGCCTTAGTGGCTATATCTCTAAATTAGAAAGCTAGGCATATATCTACTACATAGACAGCTCGGAAAGACGGCAAGCTAAAAAGCTCACCTCAGGGTGGGCTTTTTTTATATCTAAAATATACGCCATTAGCTCAATCGGATAGAGCATGGGTGTTCTATACCAATGGTTGTAGGTTCGAGTCCTACATGGCGTGCCAATGAGGAAACACAATGAAGCGTGAAGGTTCGAATAGCTAGAGAGGTGTTTGATGAAAAAATGGTTTAAGTGGTTTATTCATAATTCAATAGTTCACCCAATATTACCTTTTCTTCCAAAGAAATTAGCAATCAAGCTTCATGATAAAAATGGAGATTGGGCATTTAAAGATTAATTAAGGAGAAAAGGAGTGCTCCGATACATACGCCAGATATTCTGCTTCCACTGCGGGTGTGTTGGCGATGCTAATGAGTGGAGAAAGTATATAGAAAAATAGACTAAAATCAGCTTTGAATTTTGAAACATTTGAATCATATTTTTTTACTTAGTCTTTTGATATATACAACAATTAATTGAAAATTTGAGAGCTAGTAATGGTTTCTACTTATAAAGCTACATTTGAAGAATTAGTCTCCTGTATTAATCAAAAGCTAGAAAAAAGTGGTGGCTCAATAGTAAGGCAGGAAGAGAGATACTCAAGTATCGAACCCGGAGCAATTGAAAAGCTTGAAGAGTATTACAGAACCAGAGGTTATGATTTTGATTGGGAAGAAGAGAATAATCTATTTGTCGCTATTATTACTCCCCAATAATAGAGCAATACATTTAGGCCACCTTCGGGTGGTTTTTTAATGGGTATAAGTTATGGATATAGACCAATACAAAGCCCTAACCCGAAAAAAGCCATTAAAAAAGGTACCAAGAGCAAAGCCATTACCTAAGGCAACTGAAAAATATCTCGAAGCCCAAGAAGAACTAGAGCGGATTCTGGATATTTTAGAAATCAAATTTGAAAAATGCTTTCACTTTAAATCTACCAAGCACTGGCGTTTCGACTTTCATTTGATCGAACACAGGATCTTAATTGAAATAGCAGGCGGGCCTTGGTCTGGTGGACGTAAGGGAAAACTGAGCAATAAGGCTTGGAGCATGGATCGTTATGATCATGCTGAAGAGATGGGTTATAACGTTATACGTTTGGAATCAGCTAGCCGTTACAAGATCAACGAAGCTGGACCATTGCAAATAGAATCCAGTCATGCTCGCCAATGGCTTAAACACTTAAAGAGGCATTCATTCAATGGAACAGTTCAGACCATTCCCACCGTCGGATCTGATTGATCACGCAGAGGAAGAGGAAGCAATCCGGCTGGCCCCCGCCGTTGAATTAAAAGAATGGGTGCTTAAAAACTTTTTAACCTTGGGTGGCCAGCTGCACAATCCGGACCATGATCATATCGCTGAGCTGCTTCATGATGATGAAACCTTCCTGGCATTTGCTTGGGCTTCATCTGCGGCAGTAGCGAAAAAACGTATGGTACTGGGCCAATGTGAAAAGGTGATGTTTAACCAGGGCGGTTGGAAGAAGGCTAGACAGGAACAGCAGATGCGGGACTGGTTCGGCTATGTACCTGTTTATCTCATTACAGTAGACGCAAGCTTTTGCGAAAACTCTAATGATCGTGAGTTCTGCCGTTTGATTGAGCATGAGCTTTATCACATCGGTGTTGAACGTGATCCGGATGGCGAAATCATTTATAGCGATATGACCGGCTTACCAAAGCATTACTTGGCTGGCCATGATGTCGAGGTGTTCTTTGGTGAGACTAAACGCTGGGGAGCTGATGAGTCAGTTAAGCGTTTACTGGAAATTGCGAAGAATGCGCCGTTTGTGTCTGAAACTAATATTGCTGCGTGTTGTGGAAACTGTGTGATTGCTTAGAGCTGAAAGGCTCTTTTTTTTTGCCTGTCTTGTTGGACGTAGCATGACAAAGGGGTATTTATGGTGGCACTTAAAGAGCCTGTAAAAATCTTTATAGTTCAGTCTCTTGCTTGCTTTGAAACACCTCAACAGGTAGCTGATGCTGTCCAACAAAGATTTGGTATAGAGATTGATCGTAGACAATGTGAGGGTTATGACCCTACAAAGTTTTCAGGCAGAAACCTAAGCAAGAAACTGACAGAACTATTTGAGCGTACCCGCAAGGATTTTCGAGAAAATATCGAAGATATAGCGATTGCTAATAAAGCATTTCGTTTAAGGGAACTTCAAAAGATGTATGAGGATTCTGGACGGAATAAGCGCGTAAAGCAGAACCTGTTAAAGCAAGCATTTCAAGAAACAGATGGTCGTGTGACCAAGCAGGAAATCACTGGTAAAGATGGCAAGCCAATAGAAACTATTAATCAGAATGTACCTACGGATAGCTACCTGAAAGCAAGGGAGCAGGTCTTAGATGAATACTGACCCAGCACGTGAACTGGCAATACAGATTGAAGCTCAAGAGGATCTGTATTTCTTTTCACGTTTTATGTTTAAGGAACGGCGCAAGTACAAGTGGCTGCATAACTGGCACCACCGTGTGGTATGTGATGCACTAATGAAGGTATATCGAGGCGAAACCAAAAGACTGATTATCAATATTCCACCCCGGTATTCTAAAACTGAGCTCGCAGTGATTAATTTCATGGCTTGGTGTTTTGGTAAAGCGCCTGACAGTGAGTTTATTCATGTCAGTTACTCAGCCACACTCGCAGCCAATAATGCTTTCCAGACGCGAAACTTGGTACAGGAAGAGGCATATAAACGTGTATTTCCTGATTTCGCATTACGTGATGATAGTAAAGCCAAGGATGACTGGCGCACTGCAAAAGGTGGTGTCTGCTATTCACAAGGTACAGGCGGTACCATTACGGGTTTTGGTGCTGGTAAATTTCGGGATTCATTTGGTGGGGCAATCATTATTGATGACCCGCATAAAGCCAGTGAAGCACGTTCTGATACGATTCGTAAGGGTGTAATTGAGTGGTTCCAAAATACACTTGAATCTCGTACCAACTCACCAGATACACCAATCATTGTCATTATGCAGCGTTTGCATGAGGAAGATTTGGCAGGCTGGCTACTTAACGGCGGGAATGGTGAGGAATGGGAGCACTTAGAGCTTTCAGCTATTCAGCCTGATGGGTCAGCACTCTGGCCAGAGAAACATAGCATTGAAACGCTTGAAAGAATGGAGCTGGCAGCGCCGTATGTTTTTGCCGGCCAATATCGTCAGAGACCCTCACCACCAGCCGGTGGTTTTTTTAAGCCTGACAATATTGAAATTGTGGATGCATTACCTGCGGATATCACTCATCAGGTACGTGCTTGGGATTTAGCATCTTCTGAGAATGAAGGGGATTACACTGCAGGTGTCAAGGAAGCTAAAAGCCGAGATGGTTATATCTATATCGTCGATGTACAGCATGCTCAGCTAGGCCCTGACGGCGTTGAAAAACGCATCAAACAAACTGCGGAGCTGGATGGTAAGTCTGTAGCAATACGATTACCACAAGATCCGGGGCAAGCGGGTAAAGCTCAAGCGAAGAACTTCATTACCAAGCTATCTGGATTCAATGTAAAGGCAGAAACAGTATCGGGTGACAAGATTACTCGAGCTCAACCATTTGCAGCCCAAGTCAACGTAGGCAATGTGAAAATGCTTCGTGGTGACTGGAATAAGGCATTCATTGAGGAATTACGAAACTTTCCCAATGGGAAACATGATGACCAGGTGGATGCCGGTAGCGATGCATTTAACGAGCTAAATGAAGCTAGAACTCCGAAAAAACCTGCAGGTGCAGGAAGTCGAACTTATTAAGGAACAAATATGGCAAAGTCTAAAAAAGACAAAGCGTCAAAGAAGGCTTTGTCTTATGGCAACTTATACACACAAGAGGCCGTTACTCAGTTTCTGGTAAATTTTGGCAAGCAGCCAGATACAGATGAAGTACTCCGTAAAGCTGGTATTACTCGTCATAGATTACGTGTGCTACTCGATGATGATGAAATTGCACAAGTGGTTGAAACACGTATTGATGCACTACTTGCTACACCGTTAAGAGTGGAGCCGGGTGATACTAAAGAAGCTGAAATGCTGAATTTGGTACTCAAAGAATGGTTTCATGAGATTGCTACTGGTGCAATGAGTGCGCTGTTCTTTGGTTATTCAGTTCAAGAAGCTGTATATGAAGTTAAGCCCGAAGGTTATGTGGGCCTGCAGTGGATTGGTGAAAAGCCGATGCAGTGGTTTGAGCCTAAAAATGATGGTCGTTTGATTTATAGACAGGATGGAATTAACGGTGAGCATGAGGTAGACCAGGTATTCAAATTTTTCCTGACACGTCGTAAAGCCTCTTATGAGCAGCCTTACGGAAAAGCACTTCTAGCAACTCTCTACTGGTTATTCTTCTTTAAGCAGAACGGCTTTAAGTTCTGGGCTAAATTTCTGGAACGTTTCGGCACACCGATCTTACTGGGTAAATGTAAAGATACTGAAACGGATGATATGAGCAAAGCATTATTAAATGCCCATGCTCAAAGTGTCTTATCAATTGATATAGAGGATGATGTGCAAATACTCTCTGCACCAGGAACAAATGGTTCAGCGGGTGCAGCATTTGAAGCATTCAATAATCAGCTGATTCGCCAGATTCAGAAAGTTGTATTAGGGCAGACGCTTACCAGCAGTACGGATGGGAAAGGAAGTTACAGCCTTGGCCAAGTACATGAAAATGTCCGGATGGATAAGCTCAAGTCCGATATTCGACTTGTAACTCCTACACTACAAGCTGTAGTTAATGCATTATGCGCTTTAAACGGTTGGGGTGAGTATGAAGTGATGCTAGGTGAAAAGCCTAAACCTCTTAACAAAGAGCAGGCAGAACGGGATGTTCACCTGAAAAATGCAGGTGCAAACTTATCGGATAACTACTTTATTCGTGAGTATGGCTTGCAAGAGGGGGATTTAAAGTCTGTAACTGACTTGAACCAACCCGATCTGCAGTTTAAGGCTTTACCCCATAAAGCCTTTAGCTTTGCAGCAACTACCAGAAAGCTATCACCTGAACAGCAGGAAGTAGAAGAGTTGACTGATGCACAGCGCAATATTGAACTCTTAAGCAATGATCAGGTAAATGAGCTCCTGCAGAAGAGTGAAACACCAGAAGAACTGGCCTTTCATCTAATACAGCTTATGCCTGAGGCCAATCAGTCGCAGTTCACGGCGAATCTGGAACGAGCTTTATATGCAGGTGATGTACTAGGGTATGTCACAGCAGAAAAAGAAAGATGATCTATTAAACTTCTCCCTTGCTATATAAAATCATTACTAATTTTTTGATAATAATTAATTGGAATTTTAGTAATGATTGAACTTTTTTTAAAGTTAATTGAACTTTATATAGGCCGTAGAGATAAGTTTAAAAAAGCTGGTGAACGATTAATTCGTAGAGAACAATTCTTTAAAGATATTGATGCTATTGACTCTAACACTTTGATAGATGAAGACAGAAAACGAGCTATGAAAAACTCTTTAGCTCAGATTATTACAGGGAGTGGCTTAGTAACCTATGAACTGGTTGATTATTACTATAGAAATCCACATTTTATCAATTTTGAGCGAATAGCTGGAATTGTAGGGTTTTGGGATGAAGTTTTAATAAAAGAATATGATGAAGATAGGAGGATCATAAAACTAAGGCTCAATAGGAAAAAATTCATTTTTGAAAAAACACTTTTGGGGATGTCTGTATTTTTTACCTTCTGTTTCACAGTATTTGCATTAGTAGGTAGCAAAGAGCTGAATTATTTCTTTGTAAACACATTTTATTTAAACCAAAATTTAGTAGGAATTATTCTTGTAATTACTTGCCTCTCCCTGATGGTTTTTACTATTTCTTTACTCATTATGTTTTTAGCTCTTTGTGATCTCAAGCGATTGGTAAAATAGCTCAAGAAATTAAGAGCCCGACAAAATTTCACTCTAAATGGAGTAAAAATGAAACCAGTCACATTCTTAGAGGCCTTACAGTTTGCCCGGTCTCGTAAAATTGTACTGCCTGATGAGTTTTACTCTCTGGATCTCAAGACACGACAACTGGCCACCACGGTCAGTTTTTTATCGAGCATAGAACAGATCCAGACTGTGATAGCCGCTGTAAACAAGGCTATTGCAGATGGCTCGACATTTGAGGACTTTAAGAAAGTGGTCGCTAAAAATGAAATCAAGCTAAGTGAGCCTTATCTCAAGAATGTTTTTAGGAGCAATATTCAGACGGCGTATAGTCATGGACGCTGGCAACAGCAACAACGCAATAGAGACAAACGACCATACCTGATGTATTCAGCTATCGATGATAGCCGGGTCCGTCCAAGTCACCTGGCATTGAACCGGATTATTCGTCATATCGATGATCCGTTCTGGCTCATGTATTACCCGCCGTGGGGCTTCATGTGTCGCTGTACAGTGATTGCCTTAACCGAGAAGCAGGCATTGAAATATGGTATTACACCTGATGATCAGCTACCGGAAGTGGCTGAGGAAATGGGGTGGAGTACTAGTCCAATGACCTATGGCGATCTATCTGGTCTGGTAGATCAGAAGATCCTGGATTCTGACATGGATAAAGCATTTTTGCTGAAGCAGAAAGAGGTCATCAAAGCCGAGTGGACGGCAAGTAAAAAGCTGGCCAGTTTATTTGCTCCAATGGATGAGCAGAGCCGTGATCTATTTGAAACCATTGTTGAGACAGTTTTACCTTTAGATCCGGAAATACGTCCAAGTACAATTAAGACTTTCCTGGATTATGTACAAGGCAATGATTCAGCTCTTACGGCGCAGTTAAAGCAGCCCCCTGTCACTCTGGCTGAGGAAGTGCTTAAACGCTGGTTGAAGGAGGATTTAGGCAGGTTGCAGGCAGTAGCATCGAATAGTACAGCGACAGTGACCGGATCAGCTTCACTAGCCTACGCTGCATCATTGGAGGTAGGTAAGGTCATTACTCTGGATGCGCCGTTACTGCTTGCAGGTTCTGGCTCAAATATCGTGATTCAGATTGAGAATGCTAAAGGTTTAGGTATTGATCTGGATAAGCTAAATGCAGGGCAAGGCGTACTGTTTCCCTTAGGCATATCTTTTCAGGTAGTTTCAAGGGAAATAGTAAATGGTCAGATGGTTTATACACTGAAAGCCTTAACTAACTAGATTTCAGAAATTAATTTGGACCACTCCATTCGGGGTGGTTTTTTTATGGAGCATGAAAAATGCCAGATCCAAATGAAGAACGGCTGAAATATCTATTTAATACATCAGCCATTGAGGTACCTCAGGCCAAAGAGGGAGATAAGCGTACATTTAAAGGTACGGCGTATAGCGGTGGACGTGTAGATGGTCACTGGTATTGGGGCCGTACCGGGGTGGTCTTTGATCTTGAGGGTATCGAAATTGATTCACCTACTGCATTACTGGAAGAGCACTTCGGCTCTAATCGTATAGGCGTAGTTAAAAAAGTCGATACCAATGGAAAGATCGATGTAGAAGGACACTTCCTGACTAATGAACGGGCCAAGGAAATTGTTCAGGACTCTGATGACGAGTTTCCGTTTCAAATGTCTATGTTCATTGATCCAGGCTCAGTTGAAGAGGTAAATACAGGCCAGACTGTTGTGGTTAATGGTCAATCATTTACCGGACCTATCGCCGTTTTTCGTAACAACCGTATTCGTGAATTCACGATCTGCTCTACCGGTGCTGATCGGAACACATCAATCAAAGCCTTCTCAGGCAAACCTAACTCCAATCAACCACCAGAAGAGGACACAGACGTGACCGAATTAGAAAAAGCACAGGCTGCTCAAAAGCAGGCTGAAACTGAGCGCGATAATGCACTAGCTGAACTCAAGCAATTCAAAGCACAAAAGCGTTCTGATGAAATTGCAGCTTTAGAAACTGAGCTGAAAACACAGTTCAGTGCTGAAGACAAAACGGCTTATACCAATATGGATGATTCGGTTTTCACCTTCACGGCTAAACAGCTTCGCCAATTCTCGGCAGGCAATCAACAACCACCAGCTGGACAACAGCAACAACAAACACCAGGTGTAAATCCAGCATTTGCTCACTTGTTTAGCCATCAAGCTAATCCTGGGCAAGGTGGACAGGCTCCACAAGGTTCAGCACTGGACCAGGCATTTAACCAGTTTGCCGCAGCACAACAACAGGGGACTAAATCATGAGCCAAGTCATAACTGGAACTATTGAAAATAAACAGTTGGTGGTCGGTGATGGTATTCGTACCGAGAATGCCAAACCTAAAACAGGAGTCATCTATTTACGTGGGGATTTATTATACGTCGATGCCAACAATGTAGCAGATCATCCGACGGTAACTGAAAACGTAGTAGGTGAGTGGAATGCGATTGCACTGGCAGACATGAGTGCAGAGCAGTCGACCTACCATGCCAATCATAATCTCGAAATGCCGATCTATGTACAAGGTGCCTTTGATGTGGCTGTTGTTACAGTCAAAGGTGAGGCGCTTGCAACAGGGCAGATGGATGCTGTGCGAGCACAGGGATTAAAAAATAAAATTGAACTTCGTAAAGTGGTAGGGAACTAAGACATGAGTCAAACTTTTACATTTCAAAATGCACCCATTGAGTTGCTGGATGTACCACAGCTGGTGCTGCTGACTGATACTACTCAAAAGGTGGATACCTGGTTGATGGACCGGTTTTTTCCTCAGCGTGTTTCTTATACCAAGAAGGAAGTCCCTGTAGGTGAGCTGAACACCGCAACCCCACTTGCACCTTTTGTCACTCCGACAGCAGCTGGCCGACAGATCAAGGTAGGTGAGTCTGGTAACGTTAAATTCGTTAAACCGGCTTATTTAAAACCGATGATGACGGTGATGCCAAGCGAAGTACAAAATACGGCACTGATTTCACAGCTACGCCGTTATGGTGTGATTGCTACAGGTTCAAATCGATTGTCTGATGCAGACTTGCTGTTAATCGACCAGGCACAAAAGGCTCTGTACCTGCGTCAATCTATTGAAAACCGGAAGCTGCTGATTGCCCGTGATGTACTGCTATATGGTAAGACTACTTTTGCCTCAGCAGATTTCCCGATGTACGAAGTGGATTATGAGCGGAACCCGGCCTGTAACTTCACACCTCTAATTAAATGGGGACAAGCAGGAGCCACACCGGTTAAGGATATTCAGGCGATGATTGACTTGGCTGTTGAACATTCAGGTACATCACCAATCATGGCATTAACCACTTCTAAGGTGTACAACACATTAACTAAAGATCCTGAGTTTAATGAGAAATTCATTACACCGTATAAAGGGATCAGTGTGCCGCTCACTCCAACCTTTGATCAATCTGATAAGCCACAATTCCGAGGCACAGTGGACAATATCGAAATCTGGACCTATGACGCTAAGCATAGTATGGGGGGTAGTACCGAACGCTTTATCCCTGAAGACTTCTTTGGTCTGGTTGCCGACGCCAATGGCTGGATCGCACATTGTGCATTGCAAAACGTTGAAGCATTCGGTCAGGCTCTAGAGTTCTATTTAAGCCAATGGCAAGAAAAGAATCCTTCAAGCATTCAATTACTCGCTGAATCCTCTCCACTGGCTGTTCCAAACAACAAGAACGGTTTAGTGGGTGGTCGTGGCTTTGTATAAGGAGAACTCAATGCCAAAGTATATTGCAAGACAGTCGATCGGACATTTCCGTCCAGGTCAGGAAATAGAAGGGCTTGAAGCTAAACAACTTCAGGCCCTTTTAGCATCTCGGGCTATTGAAGAATATCAGGAGCCGGAAGAGCCTAAAGCAGATGGTGCCGCTGCACGTTTGGCTGAGCTTGAAAAGGCTAATGCAGAGCTGACAACGGCTAATAAAACCTTAGCAGATGACAAAGCTAAAGCTGAGCAGGAAGTTGCTGAGCTTAAAGCAAAGGTGGCTGAGCTTGAAAAGGCCAAGTCAGCGTCTAAGTCTAAGACTAGTGACAAGCCAGCTGAACAGGGTGCTGATGCAGCCAAGTAAGGTGATCTATGTACGCAACAGAAGCAGACATGGTGAAGCGGTTTGCTGATGACATTGAAGAACTAAAGCTGATGCATGCAGATGCAGCAGTTTCTATCAATGAAGCGCTTCAGGATGCGGCAGAAGAGATTAACGGTTATATCGGTGGTCGTTATCCTCTGCCTCTTCCCAATGTGCCCAGTAATCTGAACCGCATGGCCTGTGATATTGCCCGTTACCGGCTTTATTACCAGCAACCCACTGAAGAAGTACGTAACCGTTATAAAGATGCGATTAAATTTCTTGAACGGGTACAAGATGAAAAAGCACATCTACAGATTCAGACCGCAACCAATGAAATTGTAGATGATCAGCCCAAGGGCCGGCCTACCACAATGCCCATCGGAACCAGTTATGTAGGAGGCGTGTTTGGTGATGAAACGCTAGACAAGATGCCTTCATTTAAATAAGGAGGAGGTATGGCTTTTGCTATAACAATTCGTCCTGACAATGAATCTGCCGTAATGGCAGTACTGCAGCATATGGCCGATTTCGACAGCAGAAAGGAGGATATGTTTGTCGAGATTGGTGGCTATGGAGTTTATTCCACTCAAGACCGGTTTATCGGTCAGCATGATGTAGATGGTAACCCATGGAAACAGTCATGGCGGGCTCAGATGCAAAATGGTCAAACAGGCCGTGATACGGGTGAATTAATGAATGAATTACACTATAACCTGCGCCCTGATGGTGTTGAGTGGGGTTCAAACAAAATGTACGCCCATGTCTTTCATTTTGGTGCCACCATTCTGCCTAAAACGGCGGAGTACTTAACCTTTGCGGTGGGTGGCCAGTTCAGGAAAGTGAAACAGGTCAATATCCCTTCTCGTACCTTTCTGGGCATCAATCAGGATGATGATGAAGAGATCCTTAATATTATCGGGAGGCATATAGGTGTCTGACTTTTTTGCAGTACGTGGAGAAATTGCCGAGAAGCTCAAGGAGATTCCGGATTTCAAGCAGATCTATACGCCGTTGAACTCTGTACTGGTGACTGAAATGGGTCAGGTAACCCCATCAGCTCACGTCAACTTTGTGCGGATTCGCCCTAAGGATAGTGCGGGCAAGGGAAAAATGAACATGATCAGCCAGCAGTGGGCGGTCACCGTGGCCTGTAAGAATGCCCGTTCACAGTCTATAGATGGTTCAGCGGTAACAGATCAGGCGGGTAATCTTCTTGAAGATGTTATTCAGTTGCTCTCAGGCTGGAAGCCAGCCTCGGCACGTGGAGAATTGATGCTGGTTGATGTGAAAGAAGCTTTTAGTACAGGTTTTGCATATCTCACCGCAGTATTTGAATCAGAACGATTTATCTAGGAGCCAGTTATGGCAGCAAAACAATATATAGCCCAGCAACCTTTAGGGCGTTTCAAAAAAGGGGATTTCGTGGGTGGACTCACCGATGCTGAAATCCGACAGCAATTAGATGCTGGTACAATCAAGGAGGTAGAAAAGCCTTCTGAAGAGCCGAAACCAGCTGCAGCAAAAACTACAAAAGAGGTAAAAGCAGATGGGAAATAAACCAGACGTTATTTCGTTACAGGGTGAACTGTTCCTGGCTAAAATTATTAATGGTGCAGTATCAGGTATGTTTCCGGTAGGAAGTATGCCAGCCCTGCAGCTTCAAATTACTTCGGATTCAACCGATCACTATGAGTCCAAAACAGGTTTTCGTACGAAAGATGCAGTACTGCGAAAGCAGACAGGAGTATCTGTAAGCGGTACCCTGGAAGAGGTAACCAAGCAAAATCTTGCCATGGTGATGAGTGGTAAAGTTACTGAAGTATCTGCAAGCACTATTGCTGATCGCTCACTAGGTACTGTTGAAGCTGGGACCATGATTGATCTGGGTGAGCGTAATCTGTCAGAAGTTAAGTTTAAAGACGGCGCTGATACAGATATTGATGCCAATACCTATGTACTCGATTCGGCATTCGGTACAGTAATTTTTAATATTGCACCGACTGGTGACGTTAAGTGGTCAGGTAAAGCCGGAAAATTAACACGTACTGCGATTGCAAACGATATCGGCAATGAATACCGCTTCTTCTTTAAAGGTGTTGATACCTATAAAGGAGATAAGGTTGCCGTGACTTTATGGCGTGTGGAGTTTTCACCGGAAACGGAATTTGATCTGATCAATGAAGATTTCTCTAGTTACGATATTGAAGGTGAATGTCTGGCTGACATTACCAAGGTAAATGATGCTGAACTTAGCATGTTTGGCCACATTGATCGTTTTAATGTAGCAGCTTGATACTAAAGCTGAGTAACTGAATCCAAAATACAGGCACAGAGGCGCATAAGCGTCTTTTTTTGTGCCTGTTCACTAAAAGATTTATATTAAACAAATTAGATAAAAGTTAATAAAAATAAATAATCTATATTTAGGAAGATGAAATATAAGCTTTATTTTTTCACAAATTATCTAGATATATTAATAAGAATGAGAATAATTATCAAAAATTAACAGATGTTTTGATGTTTTACTTTTAAGATGGGCCCTATTAGGCATCTATGTTGAATTCAAAAATTAAAAATGGAGAATATAAGTATGAAATATCTCTTCTTGGCGCTAGCAGCAGGTGTATTTCTAATGGGGTGTAATTCTAATATGGCTAAGGCTTCTAAAAATACTACTACAGACAAATCCTCAGAAAATTTAAAGCCCAAACAGATCATCAATATTACTGAAGAACAGCAATTACTGAAGTTTATTGGACCAAATAATCAAACATATATCCTTAGAACTACAGATAACTTTGAAACGGCGGAACTAAGTGATCAGTCAGGTAAAACTTATCGACTTAAACGAGCCGTATCAGCAAGTGGGCTCCGCTTAGCAAATAGCCAAGGGGTATCAATCCACTTTAAAAATGGTGAAGGTATTCTAGAACTAATTAAGGATCAGCCTATCAATGTTACTGAGGTTAAGCCTTAAACCTGAGAGATAAACATCGTATTAAATGAATAAAAGCACCTTCGGGTGCTTTTTTATTTCTTGAACTTTATTTTGAGATTCCATCATGAATGATTTTTTTCTAGCAGCTAATCGCTCTATCACAGTGAATGATGTTGAAGTTCACCAGATCCAGATGAAAGATTTTGACCAGTGGGCGGTACATGCCGAAAAGGTAAAAGGCTTCTTAAAGGGAAAAGATTATTCAGATGAAATTTTAAGCGAGCTTTTTAAGACTCATTCAATTGAAGTGCTGGATATGTGCAGTTTGGCCACCAAGCTTCCAGCAACCAGTTTGATCGATCTGGCCACAACATCGGAACAGCAATTTAAAGAAGTTTTATCAGCAGTACTGCAGGTCAACGGCGCTTATTTTAAAGAGGATCAGCCTAAACGCCGTAATAAAAAGCAGGCAACAAAAGACAATGATTCCACCTGGTTTGACTCATTCCAGTTGTTGATCAGTGCTGGCCATACTCATACCGAAATCATGAATATGAGCTATGGTACGTATAGTGAATATTTAAAATCAGCCCAAAAGGATTACCGGAATAAGCTTGCGGCAATGACCAGTGTAGTGAGAACCGCTCAGCATGCATCTGCTAAAGAACTAAAGAAGTTTCTTGATGAGCTAAAAGAAGAAATAGTGTGAATTATGTAACATTTTCACATAATTAAATTTACCATTTCCGATTAGAATAGTCGGCATTATAAGAGTGCACTTGAGCTTAATCATGAAAAGAGTATTAACAGCGGAAAGTAGAGCAGCATATAAGAAATGGTTTGACTCATTCAGCAGTGACGAGCAGAGAGAGTTAGTGAATATGGGTGTGGCATGCGGTGCCGACTCAAAGTTTTTTAAGCATGAAATTTTAGATATCCTGAGTCATCTGGACAATGAAAGGCTGAAAAGTAATCGTCTTTTATTCAAGAAATTTGCTGAAAGATATATTTCGTTAGTGCCTAACCATATTCGTCCTCATGTAAATTGGGCGCTTTTAGAAAACAGTCGTGATTATCGCGCTTGGTTTGCAAATAGACAGATGTTTGTTTTTAACTGTCTGGTCGTTAAAGATATTTATGAGCATAGCAAGGATAAGAACTCAAGCTACTTATTATGGGTCCCCATCATTGATGACCATACCCCGGAAACTTGTAAAAGTTTCAGTAGCAAAGTATTTAATATTCTTGATAAGGAGTTTCAAGAACATGCTGTTGAGCATTGGAGCAGACCGCAAGAAGGTTGTAGATGTAGTTTGATCTCGATTACCCATGCACAGGCAGAGAAATACCTGATAGATATGAACATGAGTGCATAGAATAAAGAGATATAAGTGGACAAGGATGTTCTTTCACATTGCGATAATTTAGACCAGTCGGTTAAGATGCTCGAAAATGTAAGCATTGCGGATCAACCATTGAATAAATAATTTAAATTTTTATCACTTCATATAGCCCACCATTTGGTGGGTTTTTTATTGCGAGTAACAATATGGCCGGTAAAGAATTAACCTTTAAAATTGTGATGGAAGCTGATACTAAGAACTATGTATCGAATATCAAGGAATCTGAAAGTGTTACCAAGGCTATTTATACCGCAATAAAACAGGAATCTGAAAAACTGAAGGCTGCATCTGAAGAGACTGCTCAAGAAATTGGAAAAATAGTTCCTGATGATTTGCAGAAGAAAGCTGATCAGGCTGCCAGCAAGATCAATAATCTTGGTAGCGAACTTCAGGATACTGCAACTAAGGCAAATAAGGCAGGCTTTGAAATCGGTGAAGCCATTCCAGGTGATACAATTCAGCTGGCGGAAATATTAGGTACTAAATTCTTTACAGCGGCCAAGGAAATTGAAGCTCTTGGTGACAAATCGGTTATCAGTGCTAGTGAACTACGCTCAATGTCGAGTATTGGTGAGCAAGGTCTTAATGAGCTTAACTCAGCACTAAAAGCTGCTCAGGCTGAATTGGTTCGTTTGCAAAGTACGGATGGTACCTTAAAAGATATTGAAATCGCCAAGCAGCGTGTTCTAAGTATTGAAGATGCTATTAAAGAAACATCCAGTGCATTTAATTACTATCAGGACGTTGCTGTAAATGCCATGCGTGGCGTGGACAATGCCACCCAATCGACCATTAACCAGTTACAGCAGTTCAGTGCAGTAGATCTATCAGGTGTAATAGGTGAAGCGCAGACTGTAACTCGTGCTATCGAGTCAATGGGAAGCGGTGCAACAGTATCTACGCGTGAAGTTCAGCGTATTGGTGAATTAGGCTCTAACGCGATTAATGCCTTAGAAAGAGAACTGAACGAGGCTAAATTAGCTTGGCAGGCCCTATCAAGTGCCAGCCATGATATTTCTCTTGAAGAACTGAATCAGGCTAAACAAAAAGTTGAACGCTTGGAGCAGGCTCTGGACCTGACTGAAAACTCAATGAATGAGTTTAAGAGTGCGACCCAGCAAGCAGTACCGGTGGTGGATCATCTGGATCAGTCTCTGGAAAAGACAAACCATGAGCTTAAGGATACAGAAACTTTCGGGCAACGGGCGGCAAGTGAGGTTGAAGGCCTAAGAAATAGCTTCAATGCTTTAACCGGTGTTTTGGCTGCAGTGGGTATTGGTACAAGTGCAATGGAAATTGCACAGGTATCTGATCAGTATAAAACGCTATCTGGCCGTATTCAGATTGCGATTGGTGATAATGCCAACTTAAAACAGGCAATGGATGATGTTGCAAATGTAGCCATAAAAACCAATTCTAATCTTGTGGCTACCGGTGATCTGTTTGCACGGCTGACTAAAATTGGTCAGGAGATGAAGTGGCCGCAAGAGCAGGCTTTAGCACTGACTGAAACTATTAACCGCGCCATTCAGGTGGGTGGTGGTAGTGCAGAAGCGAATGAAGCTGCAATTACCCAGCTTAATCAGGCGTTAGGTTCAGGTGTACTACGAGGTGATGAGTTTAACTCCATGGTTGAACAGTCACCCCGACTGACACAGGCAATGGCCGACGGATTGGGTGTGACTACTGGCCAATTACGTGAGATGGCTAATCAGGGACAGTTGACCACCGCCGTAGTGACCAAAGCTATTTTAAGCCAGAGTGAAGTGATCACTGCCGAGTTTAATAAATTCCCAGCTACGATTGGCGCTTCTATTGAGAACCTGAAAACAGCCTGGACAATTTATATCGGTGAAGCAGATGCAGCGAGTGGAGCAAGTGCTAAGGTAGCCCAAGCCTTAAAATTTGTTTCTCAAAACCTTGATGCACTTATTACAACCCTTACTGCTGCAGCTCAGGCATTTATCGCTTATAAAGCTATTGGAATGGCAGCAGTATTTCTGGAAAAAGCCAATGCAGCGAAGGCTGCACAAGTTGCTATCGCTACAGAAACCGTAGCACTGACTGCAAATACCGGTGCAAATACAGCCAATACACGTGCTACCCATCTTACGGCAGTAGCTAAAACCGAACTGGCTGCTGCAACCAATGCAAGCACAACCGCAAATACAGCA